GGCAACTTGCTGTATGGCATAAGCTAGAACAAAAACCTTTTTTTTGGACTATTTTATTGCATTGTGGACAAGCATTGTAATCATATCCATTGAACTTTACTGGCTTATCAGCTACCTTATTGGTAACGATATTACACGACTCACAGTAATATAATGTGTCTACTTTTCTACTCATTAGTGTATCTCCTCTCTGTCTTTAATTCTGGTTGCAATATCAGTTTCTTTCACGTATTCTTCTGAAAATTCTTCATGAAATTCTCCTAAATATAATTCTGAAATAACATATTTTTGCCTGCGCCCATTTGGTTTATGATTTACTTTCGTCTTAAACAATTCTTGACTTGGTACGTATTCGTCAAGACTTAGAATTACTTTACTGCCTGTAAGAATTGGTCTGTTATCATACAAATATGGTATCTGGCTATTAGATGTTTCTGATCCCTCACAATCTGGTACGTCAGAAATTTTTGGTTTTTTCCCACTTGCTGCAATTTCTTGCATGACAATTTCATGACTACAACTTTCAATAATCTGATACAAATTAGATCCAGTTAACTTAAGTTCACTTGTTTCTACGATCCTATTCTTCTTATATATTTCGTGCATTTCCATTTTACTTACTCTCCTTTTTTATTTTTTTGTATACGATTTTCAATTCGTATTCTTTATGATTTGACTTGATTAATTTAGCCAACTCTGTTCTGTTTTTTCTGAAATAACTTTTTGGAAATATCCAATCATCAATATATTCATCAGACTTTGCATGACTATGTATTACCCAATCAATAATGTTCCACATTTCATTGAAATCTTTTTGTGGTATCCATTTAGTTATGTCTATTTCATTTTCATTATTCATTTACTTACTCTCCTTATTTATTTTATTTGCAATCTTTTTGACTGCCTATCCTTATTGTAGCACCTCATTACACATTCTGTCAAATCAATCTGCATTGACTTCTTTCTTTCCCAAACATTTCCCAACCATTAATAAACCGACTCACAGGTGCATTCCCAATCATCAATTCTTTTATGAAAACCTGTTCCACATTCTTCATGGTAATTTGCTGCCATGCCTGGGATTGGGAACAAATCTTTTCTATGATCCCTAAATACTTTGTTACAATCTTCACACTTATACCAGCTAACTGTTCCCTCATAATGACATTCATCATAGTGTGTTTCGTCAGGTGGACTAAGATAATTTATCTCATTTTCTACATCAGTTAATGTTGTACTCATAATTTTTCCCATCATCATTTTGAATTGTTATTTTGTGGGGTGCAATTTCATATGCCTTTAATAGAATATTCCAAACAATTTTATCGTAAGGTTTCCTATTGGTTTTACAGAACCTAAATGCACCATTCTCTTTGTAACTGTCAACGATCCTACTATCTTTTTTCTCCCAACTATCTAATTCTCTTTTCTCTTTAGAGATTATAAAAGTTTCGTGAGAATTTTCTCTTACTCCATTCAAAGATATGGTGTCATTGTCACTTGTATCCTCTTCAATCTCTATATAATTCAAGTGTTGCATTATTTTTTTCTTGTGATCTTGAATGTATTTCCACTCATGATCGTTAAAGTTTTCTTTTTGATAATGATAATTTGTGTATCCCATTTACTTACTCTCCTTAACTTTTATAGTTTTGTTTTGTGTTGGAAATAATTCCTCCATCAAATTTGTTATGCAATATTCACATATGCACGTTGGTTTATTTGTTTCACATTCATTCATTTACTTACTCCTTATACCAATGTACTTATATTATCTAGTACATCTTTTGTTATTGCTGCACGATCTGTTTCTTTTTTCATCATACCCTCAACTGTTTGTTCAATGGCATAATATAATTCAGATCCCTCTTCGGTGTTCTCTGTACTCCTATCTTCTAATTCTATTATGAATTGTTTCTCTTTACCTTTGATAGCCTTGAAATATATTTCATTAGCTAAATCGTATAAATTTTCTTTGTTGTTTTTCATTTTCTTACTCCTTATAATCTTCTATATTGATGTTATGATAATCTGACTTTTCTATCATCTCTTTTGGTGTATACTTACTGATCACGTGATCCACAAAACGTGTGTATGGTGTGTGGTAAAAACTATCATCTTCTTCAAACTCTTCTTCAACAAACTTATCTAAAAATTTTTCAGATTTATTTATGCCTAACTCTTTCAATTTCTTTTCTACTTCTGCTGTCTTGTAGTAATTAGAAATATGATGAATAGTTTTTATTACTTGTTCCTCACTCATTTTGTTTCTTGCCAATTGATCTTGTAAATCAAATAGACTTTCTTGTAATGTTGTCATTGTTTTTACTCCTTATTTTGTTGTTATAATGTATTCTCTTTTTAGTTTGTTTATAAGTTTTTTTAATCCATCTTCTAAATCATAGAAAAGATTATCTCCCTCTGTTGTATTTGTTACAGTCGATCCAAATACTAACGTAGTGTTTCCAAGTTTAAGATCATAATCTTTCTTTATAAATCTATATTTTTCTGCTAAAGATAAAACTAATTCCATGTATACTTTTCCAGCAATCCTATCCATTGAAAACTTTTTATCTTCATATAGTTCATCAACACTATCTATTATGTTACTCATTTCTTACTCCTTATTTATTTATTATTCTTTTATTATACACTAATGTACATCATAATGCAACACTTTTGTACATCAATATGTCTTTATTTTTTTATTCTTGTTGCAGCAACTCGTATATTTTTCTCCCAAGTTTCTTCTTTGCCATCAATCCTATTCCATAATCTGATAAATCTTTCCAACCATTCTATGATGTCGGCTTTTCTGTTAACTCTTACATCTATAACTTGGATATTTACTAATCCATTTTTTATATCAGATAATATCTCATCTGCCGATCCTTTAGTTAATTTTTCTTGATCTAATTTTTTGT